ACCCTGTGTTAATGCCAATGCCTATTGCAACTGATGGTTTATTTTCTTTTTCAAGTTCAACATTCAAAAATTCTATTTCATCACATATATCCAAAGCACATGAAATTGCACTATCCTCGTGATCTATCAAATCTAACGGTGCATTGAATATTGCCATCATTGCATCACCAATAAATTTATCTATCATCCCACCATGGGCCTGAACACATTTTGTTTGCACTGACAAAACTCGGTTCATTATTTCTGTAACTGCTTGTGGTTCTAGTTTTTCTGATAAAGCAGTAAAACCACGGAGGTCAGTAAATAAAAAAGTTGCATTACGTTTTTCACCACCTAACTTAAGCAGTTCGGGATTGTTTTGTAATTGTTTTACCTGTCTAGGGTCTAAGTAATGTTCAAACTGTTTTTTTATTTGTAAACGTAATTTGTATTGTTCTCTAAATCTTAAATAGAATGCAATCGTACCAACCAAGACACTTGCCATCAAAGTCCATGTCACATCAATCAACAAACCATTTTTGATTAACCAGATACCAGAAACCCCCGTAATCAGTCCTAAAATTAAGGAGGTACAAATACCCAAACTCACTCCAAAATGAGCTAATACGAGCCATATGGAGCTTGTAATAAGCAAAAATATAGCTATTTCAATCAATTTTGCGTAATTAGGTATATATGGACTGTTTTCTAACAAAAGTGATTCTGCTAAAGCAGTTTGTATTTTATGAGGTTCTAAGAGTCCTACAGGGGTTTCCATGATTCCTTTTGCTGTTGTTCCCACAAAAACAAATTTATTTTCCACATCCATTTCTTGCAAAGTCGTTTCTGCTGTTTCTACCCATGATATCCATTTCCTGCCCTGCAAATCCGTTTTAACAGGATTTAAACCTTTAATTGTTATTTCTTCTATGCCGGATTCTGAAGTTTTAATAATATATGTATTAGAACCAGTCAAAGCTTTAAGGACTTGAGTACCAAAACTTGCAATCCAACCGTCAGGTGTTTCATACAACAAAGGAATTCTACGAACCAAGTTATCTATTTCAGTTCTTGCAGTAGCTACACCTTCCAATGCTACAGAACGTAGAACTGGTATGTTTTGTATTACCCCATTTGATTTGATACCAGATGCTTCTGGACCTAATATCACTGTACCAGTAGGTTTTGGAAAAACGTTGCTGTTGTTTTCAAAAGAACTTATGACACTGGGACCATAAGATAGAGCACGTACAAATAAAGCATCTCCCTGCATTCTATCTTTATGTGGGAAACCAAAACCCCACCCAACACCTAAAGCACCGTTGTTCAGTAATTCTACCTGTATTTCAGCAAGTCTTTGACGGGGTAAAGGATATCCACCTTCAGCATCAATATCTGCATCAGATATATTCAAAATGACAAAATTATTAGATGGTTCTGGAACAGTAACAAAATAATCAAACGTATTCAGTTTGACTATTTCTAGAATGTTGATTTGAAAAAGTTGTGGTAATAATAATATTGATATTAAAACGCAACCTATCCATTTCATGACTGATTGATATTTATTGTAGAGTCTGAGCCACCGTTCACCTTGATAAGATTTGTAACTCCATCTTGTTCCATTAAAATAGTTGTACTTGAATCATCAGCAATATCAATTTGCAAACTGTTAGAAATGTTTCTTCTAAAACTAGCTTTAGCATCTTGCAAAATTGTTGTGATTTGTGTATCGCCATCTTGACCAAGCAAAGTTCCCACTATATTAGTTGCTTGTGCAACTTGACTTAGTTCATCAGTATCTTCAATAGCTAGTGCATCAAGTACATCTAACAAATCCTCTAAAAAATTTTGATTTAGATAATCAATATCTAACTCTGTAAATGCTAGTTCTGATTCATTGTCTAAAAAATCTTCTGCAAGAAAATCAAAGTCCAAATCAGCAAAATCTAAATAGTCCACAACCCTGCTTCTATCTTCATTAGATTCTATTGATTTATCTTCTTTCGGTGGGTTAATGATTAAATAATTATCAATCATACCTAGTGTCAAATCTAAAATCACTGGTTTAGATGGAGGGGCTACACTCAAACTTGCAACAGTAGATTGATAAGGTTTATTCAAGGTAACCTGTCCTGCTAATGTCGTAACTATTATTTCACCAGAAGCATCACCGTTTTCATCAGGTAATAGTATCAATAAACTTTTACCCAACTCATCAACTGTACAAGTAAAGTCTGTGCCACGTACTGCAATCTGAGCAGTTGGGGTTGTTAGTGTTATGTTTCTTTTATCTATCTTGGCAAGATTACCTGAGATAAATCTTGCAGTACCTTGTGCAAATTTAAGAGCCATTTTAGTTTTTGTAGGGTTTGGATCATAAATATATTCATCTATGACAAGAGCAGAATGTTCTGTGAGTCTGACCTGAGATTCATCAATGAAATCTATTGCAACTCTGCCGTTTGCAGTTCTGACATCATCATAACTTTGTACTTGAAAGTTTTGAAACAGATCATACTCATCATCTCTAATAAGTTTGGTGAAACCCGAAACTTCTTTTACAGAACCAATCTCAACAACTGGTACTGGTTCCGCCATCATTTTGGTTGATGCAGAAAGTACCGTTATTGCCATTGCTAAATACACGAAGCCAGTCATTGTCTAAAGTTGATTGTTGATTGATTGTAAAGTTTCTACTGTTACCAGTGTGATCAAGATAGAAGTAACCACCTTGATAACCGTTGGCATCAAAAGTTATTTGATTTGAGTTTCCATCCACATCCATGTAGTTAGTTGCTAAATCAACGTCTATATCAGAATCAATAATGTTTGAATCTCCTTGAATTATCCAATCTAAATCCAGTGTAGATGCCATTGAACTTAAAGCTTGATCTAATGACATATCGTTGGAATTACCTGTGACACGTATATCTAAATTAGAAGAATCTGCTCCGTAAGTATTAGTTGGGTCCACTTGTATATCAAAAATATTTGAATTACCGTCAAAGTTAAAAAAACCTGTGAAGGTATCAGAGGTGATATCACCCAAAAATTTGTTGGCATCTCCAATTTGGTTAATATCAATAGTCATAGAAACACCATCTAAATCTAATGCGGTCATAGTTCCTGCAACAGCATCAGCACCACCAATTATATTTCCAGCACCAAGTTGCTCTATATCAGCATTGAGAGTTGCCCCTGCTTGGTCTATTTGTGTTTCGTTATCAGCCGCGAATGTCAGGACAGACATCATCAACACAAGCATCAATTGTAATTTCATCATAGCTCCAAAATTTTTCCTTAAATCCCTTCTCTATGATTCTGAGAACTGCTTCTTCAATAGCAGATTGCAATGCAATAGTAACAGATTCATTTTCCACGTTTCCGTTCTCAATTTCAACTAATTCGGTCTTATTTTTTACAAAGCGGAATGCATCTTGATTCGTGCCAACGGATAAAATAGTTTTGGTTACGGTCTGTTCTAGCATAACTCTACCAGTCAAAACAGAAACCAATCTTAAACTTATAGTCACCGTGTCTTGTCGGTATTGACGAGTTGCACCTAAACCTAGAACCCTAGCACCCTGTCCACCAGTTCTAACATTGTTTTCATAAGAAACCACACCACCTTCAAAAATCATTCCTGCAAACAAAAGACTGCCTAACTTTTTATCATCTTCAAAGTTCTGCCTAGCACTACGTATTATTTGTCTTTCTTTCGTAAGATTTTCTAAACCTATTCTTTCTACCACAGTGAAAAACTGTCCATTACTTACTTCTTTGAGAATCTTAATTAACAAATTTGCAGGTCCTTGGGTGACAGCGGTACTGAAATCAGCATATTCACTGTTGCTTTTTCTTTGTCCAGTCAAATCAGTAAAACCCGTAGGATAAACTGCAACAATCAAATTTTCTTTAGGTGGGGATTGATTAATTATTTCTGGATTGACAATATCAGTGACGTAAGGATAGCGTGAAATTTCATAGTTTTCGGTTGCGTCATAATTAAGACTGGCACAACTAAAAAGTAAAACTGTTGAGAGGAAAAGCGATAGTTGTAATTTTACCTTCTGCATCTGTTATGGTCAGGGTGATAGTTTGGTCATCTGCTACATACTCAATAAGATTCCCTTCAAGTGTTATAGAACCTAGTTGTGAAGCATCTTCCCCAAAAAGATTTTCAACTAATTGTCTAGATAAGTTTGCATAAACACGTGATTCTAAATTACGTATAAATCTAGCGACTGTAGAATTAGCTTCATCTCTTTCTAATTCATCAATCAATGCTTGTTGTTCTTCTTCTATTTCTTTCAACCTAGAATTTTCTTGATTTTCAATTGTCAGATAATGTTGTGAAGTCCCAATGCCAGAAAAACTGGGTGATTTGAATTTATGTCTCATCTCATCAGCAAAGACTGATTGAAATGAACCGAACAAAAAAATTAAAAATATTGTTGCTAAACCAAAAACCATAAACCAATATTCAAACAATCTATCCATTTTTGTTTTTTTTCTTTTTTTCATTTTCTAAAACATTTTCTTCTTTTAACTCTAAAACGGTGTTCACCTTTTGCTGTAATCGTATCATATCTTGATCTAAAAGGCGTAGTTGGTCAGTCAATCGGATAATGGTTTTTTTCATGTCTTGTATAGACGGGTCAATAGTATTAGTGATTGTTTGCCAAACAAAATAAACAAAATATCCTAAACCCATAGTCATAACTACAGGGAAACCAAAATCAGCAATTAATTGAACAATATCCATTAGTCACGTCTTGCATCTATTTTTCCGTCTTCAACAAAGTTTTCTGCTCTAGCAATACGGTCTAAATCTGGTTTCAAATCCAATGCAGAAGAAACACTGGTATCAATCCTTATCATGTCATTATTCATAATAGAAGCACGTGTTATTAACATTTGCGTAATGCCTTGTATGGTCTTTATTTCTGCAACTAAACCATCCATAAGTTGTTTCATAACCAAAAAAATAAAGTATGCCATTATCAATGCCCCTGCAATCGGCACACCTAATTCAGCAACTAAGTTAAAGACTTCCATCAATTTTCACCCTTGAATTTCTTACTCTGTCCAGAAGTACCTGCATAAATACCAAAAACTGCCGCCATTGCACCTACTACTATAGACACCAATGCAGATTGTTCTAAATTTGGTTCAGGTAATGCCATGAACCAGATCACTACTTTGTAAAGCAGAATTATATAAACACTCACAAAAATTCTTGGAAATATGCGCCAAGCATCAATTGTTTTTGCAAGATGTACCCATTTTGCATAAGGATTCATTCCATCATTTTTTGGGTTAACGTCAATGTCTAACTCCAATCTTTTCTTGATAGTGCCTTCTTTTGAAACTATCGTATTATCAGTGATAACTTTTTCATCCATAATTTATCTCCATTAAATTAATTTGGTTCTGTTGGCCATGTAACATCATCAAGATCAGCAAGGTTTGGATAGCTTGTAGGTAAATCTCTAAGTTGCTGTCTATATGTAACCCATTCTGCTTTCTTAGTATCTGACAATTGACAATCTGCTATCTGTGTCCAATCTGATTTGCTTAAAAGATTATCTCTATCAATTCTCAAAAGCATAAGACAGTGTGGGGTATCAGCTTCCCATTCTTTGGTCGTGTAATTAAATTTATGATACTGTGATGGTTTTGTTGCTTTAGCTTTCAAAGATCCACTTTCTT